TTCAAAGATTGGGAATATAAAGGAAAAACAATTAGTAGAGATGAATCTATTCAAAACTTTTTAGGAACTTTCTTAAAACAAGTTAATTTGTTAGATCAGTTTCAAGGCATGGATATTAATGCAGATACTATTGAAGATCTTGTAGCAGAAATAAGAGCTTTTCTTATCAAAGGAAAGTATGAATTTTATTTTACTCTAGGTGCTCAGAAATATTATAAAGAAGGTTCTGAATATCCAAGTTATGCATTATATTTACCAAAGAAATTAGAAGGTAAGTTTGCATATGCAAATAGTGTAGAAGACGCTAAGTTTGCTCAATTTAATGAAGCAATTCATGTATATGAGAAAAAAGTAGCTGAACCAAGTATAGGAGATACCATGAATGATTTAGCTGCAGGATTTGCTCCAGCTTCTGAAGTATTTTCAGCTCCTGTATTTGAAAATAATATAAATGATTTACAGCTTCCATAATTAAAAATTTGTTTTATTTTTTAAGATGAGGGTAGATGTAATGTCTACCCTTTTCATTTAAAACCAACAAATTATGTTTAGTTTAAAGAATTTTACATGTGATGTTAAAGATATTCCAAGTGATTGGATATTTGAAACATATTTAGAATTACCAGAAAGCTTAAAAGGTCAGCGTGTTAGATTAAACAGTGTATTTAATCCATTAGATAAAACTCCTTCTATGTATTTGTACTTTCATCCAGAAAGTAATACGTACAAGTTTAAATGTTTTTCTACAGGTAGATCAGGTAGTGCTGTTGATTTGATGATGTACATTTGGAAAAAAGATTTTGGCAATACTGCAAGTACCCTTATAGATGATTATAGTAAATATTTAAAAGAAGGTAAGTGTATAAATAAAAAAGACTTTAGCAATGTAAAGTGGGTTATTTCTGATTATACAATTAGAGAATGGAACTCAAATGACGCAAAGTTTTGGTTACAATTTAATATAGGCAGTGAATTATTGAATAAGTATAGAGTAGTCCCTATTGCAAGTTATACTATGTGTAAAAAAATCAATGATGATTTTACAGATGAGATATTTACTATTGCAAAAGAAAATACATATGGTTATTTTAATGAGAACAATGTCTTGTACAAGTTATACCAACCTTTGAATATTGCTAAGAAGTTTTTAAAGTTAGAACAACATGTTCAAGGTACTGAACAATTAGAAGGTAAGAGATTTTTAATAATCACATCTTCCTTAAAAGATTGTATGGCAATCAAAAGTATTCCTGGACTAGATGTGGATGTAATAGCTCCTGATAGTGAGAATACAAAACTTCCAGACAAGTTGATTAAGAAGTTTAAACTAGAGTATGAAGCTGTTGTTACTTATATGGACAGTGACAAAGCAGGTGTTGATAGTATGCAGTACTATTTAGATAGATTTAATATACCATTTTGTTATATACCACTAGAAAAAGATTTTAGTGATATCATAAAAGTCTATGGTATTAAAAAAGCTGCTTATACTTTTATACCTATTTTAGATAAAGCAATTGCTAAATATAATATTTTAAATGAAATTATTTTGTAGTTTTGTTACAAATATTTTATTATGAGCAATTGGATACTACCTTCATGTAAGAACAAAGTAATTACACAAATAGAAGATCTTCCTGATTATCAGAATCTTATAGGTTTTGTTTATAAAATCACACACATTAAAACAGGTAAGTTTTATATTGGCAAAAAAAGTTTGCAGTTTACCAAAAAGACTGCAGTTACAAAAAAAGAAAAGTTAGAAACAGGCACTAGAAAAAGAGTCAAAAGAGTTTCTAAAGAATCTAACTGGTCTGATTACTATGGTAGTTGTAAAGAACTTACTGCAGAAATTAAAGCAGAAGGAAAATTAATGTATAAAAGAGAGATCTTAGAACTATGTTGTACTAAAAAATACCTCAACTATTGTGAGTTAGCACATCAAATTAAAGCTGATGTGCTGACCAGCAATAGTTATAATGGTAATATATTAGGAAGATATTTTCTAAGAGACATGCAAAATTGTAAAAAATGAGAGTATTTAAAATGCCAACACAAGCAGAAATGCTACAAAAACAAGATGAGTTTTTTGACAAAAAATTTATGATGTCTTATTCAGGTTTGAATAAGTTATTGTATAGTCCTAAACTATTTTATTTGCACTATATACTAGGGCAAAAAGATGACACATCTGACAAAAACATGATTGAAGGTAAGCTTATTCATTGCTTATTCTTAAATCCTGATGACTTTGATAAAGAGTTTGTACTAATGGCAACCAGCGTTCCTAGTGCAAATCCAAAAGAAGTATTAGAAAGACTTTTTGTTCATTATTCAGAACTTAAAGCAATGGGTGATCCTAGATATTTACTAGAGCATTTTGAACATGCTATATTAGATATTTTAGTAGATATGAACTTGTATCAAACATTAAAGACTGATCAACAGCGTATTGATAAAATAATTACTGATGACCTTAAAAGTTATTGGGAATACATGCAGAACTGTGAAGGTAAAACTAAAGTTGATCATGCAATGTATGACAATGCTAAGGATGTGGTAGAAATCATAAAACAATCTTCACATATAATGAAAATCATGGGTTACACCAAAGATAACATTACTGATGAAGTTGAGATGATGAATGAGATTGAGCTTGCTGCTTTTCCAGAAGGTTTACCATTTGGTTTAAGAGGTTTTATTGACAATCTTGTATTTGATCATACTAACAAAGTGATTAGAGTAAATGATTTAAAGAAAACTAGCAAAGATCTTAATTCTTTTCAAGATACAATTGAGTATTATAGATACTGGATTCAAGCTGGAATATACTATACATTAGTAAGAAGTGTATATTTGGATACTCCAAAATATGCTGACTATGATTTTGAATTTAGATTCATTGTTATAGATCAATACATGCAAGTTGGAGCAATCAAAGTATCTGATGCTTCATTAGAATTATGGGTTAAAGATACAGGATCTAAGTTAAGTGAAGCAATATATCATTTTAAGACCAGAAACTTTGATCTACCTTGTGCATTTTTAGTAAACAATGAACTTGTAATATGATGAATGATTTGTATCGCAAATACTTTCAAAAATCTTTTACTTTTCTGTATCCTTTATTAGAATTTAAAAAGAAAACTAAGCACAGACCTTTTCAGACATATGTTACCTGGGAAGGTGTGCATGATGAAAGTGCTAGAAAACTTATTTGTGTGTATAAAAGAGAAAATACAGATTCATGGAGGACATTTGAAAAAGAAGAGTTAATTAATCATAGAATGTTAGATTATTGTTTACCTATTGATGCTGAAAACATAATCTATGTTTTTGATTTTAATATTTTTAAAAATGATTATGATAACTTTATTAATGGTAAATACTCAAAAATGTCTACGCGTGCTAAACAGCTATTAACTAATTATTATGGTATACATACACCAGAATGGGTTTTTGTGGAGTCTTATGTCTTCCCTGAAGCTTATTTTGACAAATATGCTGAGATACTAGAAATAGATGTAAGAGAATTAAAAAAAGTTGGAGAACTTTGTGATAAACTTGATCCTGAAAAGGAAAACTGCACACTTAAACACTCAGAATTTCATTTAACTTAAAATAAAATTTATGCAACAAAGCATGTTTATTTACAATACTGATTGGCATGGTAGTAAAACTTTTAGAATGCTGCCTATGGATATAAAATGCCCTTTTAATGAGGTAATTTATGATCCTGAAACTAAAGTACTAGCAATAGTTAGTAAAGAATACAAAGAAAAACCACACATGTTTCCTAAATTAACTGACAAAGGAGAACCAATTATAAGAAAAGGAGATAGTAAAACACCTTCTTATATTGAACAACGTGTGGTTATGGATACTTATTATGAGTATTATATTGATACACCTGAAGACATTAGAGAATTTGTAGATTATTTTGCAAATAACAACAAACACCCTTCATTAAAAGTATTAGACTTGTAAGATGAGAGATAAAAAATTCTGGGTAATGGATTATGAAACCATTATTTTTAATAATTTATAGTTGCACAATACATTTTTATTTATTACATTGTTTATATAAACAATAAATGATATGAAAAAGTGTAACAAGTGTAAAGAATTAAAAACTTTAGATAATTTTACTAAAGATTTATCTAGAAAAGATGGTTTAAAGCATGTTTGTAAAACATGTGCTGATATTATGCATGCAAATTGGCTAATTAATAACAATGATAAAGCTAAAATGCATGCTGTTAACAGTTATCAAAAACGTAAAGAAGCAATTAGTCAAAGAAGAAAGGAATTAAGAACATTAAATCCTGAAAAATACAGATTAAATGCAAAAAATACCAGAATAAAAAATTTAACTCACTATCAACAAAAAAGTCGTGAGGCTGCCTGGAAACAAGCAGGAATCTTAGATATGACATATGATAAATATATTGAATTATTAGAAAATCAAAATAACAAATGTGCTATTTGTTTAACACATACTGATGATTTAAAAAGAAATTTAGCAGTTGATCATAATCATTCTACAGGTATAGTAAGAGGATTATTATGCGATGCTTGTAATAGAGCTATTGGATATTTAAAAGAATCAGAATCTATATTAATTTCTGCTATAAATTATTTAAAAAAACATGACTAGAAAAAAAAGATTTTGGGTTATGGATCTAGAAACAATTGTTAATTGTTTTGTAGGTTGTTTCATAGCATATGACAATAATGAAACACACACATTTGTGATCAATAGAGATAGAAATGACCTTAAAAAGTTTTTAGCATTCTTAAAAGATAACAAACAAAACAATGATTGGCATTTAGGATATAACAATCTTGCATTTGATGCTCAAATTACTGAATTTATATTGCATTTTGAAAAAGATCTCCTTGAGTTAGACTCAGATGAGATTACTGCTTCTATAGCACAATATGCAGCTGAAGTAATAAGAAAATCTAATGCAGGAGAGTTCTTAGACTATCCAGAATTTAAATTAAGTATCAAGTGTATTGATGTGTTTAAGCTCAATCACTGGGATAATATGGCAAAAAGAAGTTCATTGAAATGGATACAGTATTCTATGGATTGGTATAATGTTGAGGAAATGCCTCATCATCATACTAAACCTGTATTAGATGACAAAACATTAACATCTATAATAGAGTATTGTATCAATGATGTGAACTCAACTAAACAAATATTTGTACATAAAAATGCAAAAGGTGAAAGACCTATGGCAGCACAGATTAATCTGAGAGCTGAACTTAGTAAAACCTATGATGTTCCATTGTTTTCTGCAAGTGAACCACGTATAAGTAAAGAAATCTTTTTATTCTTCTTGTCTAAGAAACTAGGTAAGAGTAAAAAAGATATCAGAGCAATGCGCACATTCAGAGATTATGTGAACATTAGAGATATTATTTTACCCATGGTCAATTTTGATAATCCTGAATTCAAAGGTGTACACAACTGGTTTAAGAATCTGGTTGTAGATACTAAACTGTATGATGACAGGGATGACAAGATTAAAGGTCCTAGGTATAGAATGATGTATAAAGGTGTGCCTACAGATTTTGGTTTAGGTGGTTTACATGGATGTATCAAATCTGGTATATATAAATCTGGTAATGGTAAGATTATCTTATCTGCAGATGTAACATCTTTTTATCCAAATCTTGCAATTAGAAATCAATGGGGTCCTGCACAATTTCCTAAAAAGGATTTTTGTGAGTTGTATGAATGGTTCTTTGAAGAGAGAAAGAAATATGACAAAAAGGACCCATTGAACTATTTGTTTAAGATTATATTAAATTCTACATATGGTTTAAGTAAAGAGAGAAACTCTTTCTTGTATGATCCTGAACTTACTTTTAGAATTACAGTCAATGGTCAATTACAACTAGCAATGTTGTATGAGATGATAGCTACCAGAATTCCTGGTGCACAACCTCTTATGCAAAACACAGATGGTTTAGAATTTCTGTTAGATGAACAGTATGAAGATTTATTCTTTGAAATCTGTAAAGAGTGGGAAGTCTTAACTAATCTGCAGTTAGAAACTGTAAAATATGACAAGATGATCATTGGTGATGTAAACAATTACATCGCAGTGTATGATAATGGTGAGGTAAAATGCAAAGGTAGATTTGAATTTAAAGATTTACCTTTTCACAAAAACAAATCTTTCTTAATAGTACCAAAAGCTTTGTATGCTTATTTTATAAATGGTATAGATCCTAAACAATTTATTCAAGATAATAGAAACATCTTTGATTATTGTGCAGGTGCTAAACTTAAAGGTGATTGGTTCTTTGTTGAGCGTGGAGTAGTAGAAGGAGTATTTGTAGAAAACAAACTGCAGAAACTTATCAGATATTTCATGTCAGATAAAGGCACAAAGCTTATTAAGTGTAATCCTGATGGTAGAGAGCTTCAGTTAGAAAGTTGTAAGATTCAACAAACTATATTTAACAAGGCTGAACATAAACCATGGGAAGAGTATGGTGTAAATGATGCATACTATCTTGATAAGATATATGATGAGATACACAAAATAGAAAGATTGTCTACAGTGCTACCATCTTCTGGTAGTTATGGACAACAATTAGAATTATTTTAATTAGAGGGAGTGTAAAAGCTCCCTCATAATTTATATTAACATTAAAAACAAATTAACAAAATGATTATAGGTATAAATGGAAAAATAGGATCTGGTAAAGATACTGTTGGTAAAATTATTCAGTACTTAGTTGCAAATAAAAATTTACCAAAAAACATGCAATATCATTCTTTAGAAGAATTAGATAATGGGATTGAACCTTATAGTAATTGGAAAATCAAGAAGTTTGCAGGAAAGTTGAAAACTATTGGTTCATTACTTACAGGTGTTCCTGTAAAAAAGTTTGAAAATCAAGCATTTAAAGAACAACAAATGCCTACAAGTTGGGGAATGACTTACAGAGAATTTCTTCAGAAGCTTGGTACAGAAGCAATGCGTGATGGATTACATACAAATGTATGGGTAAATGCTTTGTTTGCTGATTATAACCCTGTTGCAAAACTTAAAGGTGCAGATATATTACCTAACTGGTGTATAACAGACATGAGATTTCCTAATGAGATGGAAGCTGTTGTAGCTAGAGGTGGTATCACTATTAGAGTGGTAAGACCAGACATGAATTCTTTACAAGCTATGGTTCCAGCTCATGCTAGTGAGACAGCTCTGGATGAACACACAATGCATTATGACATCATCAATGATGGAACCATAGAAGATCTTATAGCAAAAGTGAAAGAAATTTTAGTTAAAGAAAAACTATTATGAAAAATTTAGTTATAAGTATTGACTTTGATGGTACTATATGTGATTTGGCATACCCTGCAGTAGGTGAATTAAAAAAAGATGCTAGTATTTACATAAGAAAATTATATAATGAAGGTCACAAGATTATTATTAATACTTGTAGATCTGGTAGATTTGAAGGTGATGCTCAAGAATTTCTTGATAATGCTATGATACCTTATCATTATATAAACAGTAACTTGCCATATGTAATAGAACAATTTGGTGCAGACTGTAGAAAGATATCTGCAGATGTGTACATTGATGACAAATGTCTTATGGGATTACCAGAAACATGGGAAGAAATATATAACATAGTAAATAAAAAAGCTAATGAATAGCACTTATAAAAACAGATATGGTGATGTATTTACCTTTACAAGAGATGAGAATCATGATATTCTCTGGGAAGGCAACTTTGAATATTGTAGAACTGGTATGCCTAACG